ACTACTTAATGATTGAAGATGTAATAATAGATAAAATAACTAATATTAAAAAATATGATAATGACCCCTATGAGTTTTATTATGAAAATGAAGACTTAACAAATATTCAAAATCCTACTGAATCTAATATATTAAATATAAAAGAATTTTATATTGGAAAAGAACTTTATAATTATACATATCAACCAAATCCGGGAAAACATTTTGATTGGATAAAAACATGGGATGATTATGATAATGGAATGAAAATAATATATTTAGATGGTAGTAAGGAATTATTAACTAAAAAAAAATATATTCAATTAAATAAAAAAATAGAAAAACATTTTGGTTTTTCAAAATTAGGGGGAAGAGTGATACAAAAAAGATTATAATTATAATAAGTTTAATTTTATATTTTTTTTACTATTTAATTTTATAATGAGCGATACATCAGAAAATAATAATCAAGATACTACTATTGAAAATAATGAAAATACTACTAATAATAATATTGATCAAAATACAACTAATAGTAAAGTTAATAAAACTATGATATGTCAAGAAGTTTTTAATCCAAAGACAGAAAAAGGTAAATTCAAGGTCGATTGTTGGAATGTAGAGAAAAATGGTGATATAACTCCTAGAGATGTTAATAAAAAAAGTCGTCGCTCGTGTTGGTTTACTTGTGATGTATGTAATCATGATTTTCAAAGAACTATAAGAATGATATATTTACGAAATAAATGGTGTCCATTTTGTTATGATGGTGCTGTATGTGATAATGATGATTGTGATATATGTTATAGTCTATCATTTGCTAGTTTAGGAGATCTTGCTTAATAAAAAATTATAAGTAAAATTCATTAGATAAATCAATAGATTTAAAAAATAAAAAATAAAGAAAAATAGAATATTATGTTTATAAAAGAATTATATGTAATGGCGGTGATAAATAATATGCAAATTACATCACATTTTATTTATAATGTTGAAACTCACTTAGAAATTTACAAATATTTTGAAAAAAAATATGGTTCGGAAGTAATCATTCAACATAATAGAGGAAGAGATTTTAGTTATGAAAACTTATATAAAATTATAAATGGAGATCATAATAGTTTATTTTTATATGTATTTGTTTAGAGTTATATGATAGAATTACATAATATATTTATTAAATTAATGTTTTAATTTTCTCCATATATGGTTCTAAATTAGGTTTAGGTAATACATCATAATTAATTATATATTCATCATTTCCAAATGTTCGTGGTTGAAGACCATTTACTTTAATTGGATATGGCCAATGACTAGTTGTTCGTAATTCTTCAAGATATTTCAATCTTTTTTTTGTTTGGGAAGCAGAATTATCACGGCTATTTTTAGGTTTCATACAAATATATTGAACTAATCTTTCTTCAGTTGAATCAGAAACAATATTTTGATGAAATGTTCTTGAGTCCCATAATACTAATGAACCAGCTGGAATTTTTAATAATTTTTTTTTCTCTTTAATCTCATCTAAATATGAATGATCAATTAATTGCCAATTTTTAGCATCTTTTTCTAATCCTCTTGATTTAAAATATTCTTCATGTAATTTATGACTACCTTCATATACTAATAATGAATTATTTGTATTATCTGTTAATGATACTATGCCTTGATAACATCTAATATTTTTATTTTTTGGTGCTTGATCTGTATGAGTCCAACAATGTGTATTTTTTTTTATATTATTTGCCATATAACATGCACCATCAAATCCAGTAACTAAATTATTAGTATTTGTATCCCATACATCCGCAAAAATTTGACCGATTTGAGGCAATGTTCGCAGATACCATGCAAATTCTTGATGAGCGACTTGATGAAATTTAAAAATACCATGGGGATTCATTTTAGTATGAAAAGAGTCTAAGTTAGGAACTGAATCATACCATTCATGAAACATTTCTTTTGCTTTAAAAATTTCATTTGGATTTAAAACATTTTCAATAATACAATAACCATTTTCTTCGAGAGATTTTTGAATTTCCGACTTATTCATGTTTGAATATAATAAAAACAAAATCAATTTAAATATTATTTATTTTTATTTATTTTTATTTATTTTTATTTATTTTTATTTATTTTTATTTATTTTTATTAACATTATCTAACAAATATCATTTGAGTGAGGAATATTATACAGATAATATGCTAAATTTAATTTTTAGGATTATACATATTACATTTTAAATACTGGACTCTTTATTTTTATATGTTTATATATTATATATGTCAACAGCAATAATTGGTGCTGGAATCGCAGGAATAGGTTCCGCACTTACTTTACAAAAACATGGGAATCCATATATGCTTTATGAAAAATGTAATTATATCGGTGGACATGCATATTCACATAAGTATAATGGTAAGTATTATGATATGGGATTTATATTTGGAAAAAATAGTTATGGTGGTCTAAGGGAGTTGTATACAGAATTGGGTATACAAATAATAGATTCATATTTAGAATTTTCATCTAAAGTAAAAGATGGTAAATATTATGTAACAGATTCAAATGAACCGTATCCAACAAATATTCAAAATGAAATAGATAAATTTATACAATTTTGTAATAACAATTATGATAATAAGAAATATAGTCTAATGACTTTCGAGTCATTTATAAAAAAAGAAAAATATTCAAAAGAATTTGTAGATTATTTTATATTTCCTAGTTTGTCAATATTATTTATTTCAAAAACAGGTTTTATGAAACAAAGTACACGATTTATATTAAATATGTTTGGTGATACTAAATGGATGAATTTAGATAAAAAAAGTAAAGTATGGACGATCGCAAAATCGAGTAATGAATTCAAGGTGAAAATATGGAGTAATTTAAGTCAAAATAATATTAAGTTAAATTCAGAAGTAATATCGGTTATAAGGCATAATAAGAATAAAATAACTGTTAAATCTAGAGAAAATGGCAAAATAATTGATAGAAATTTTGCCAATGTTATCTTTACTATAGAAACATTCAATATTAAGAATATATATAGATGTAATTTGCTTGAAAAAACAATATTAGATCTTTTTTCATATGATAAACATACCACAATATTACATACAGATCAATCAATACTTCCGTCAAAAAAATATAGGCGAAATTTCAACTATCAAAAATTAGGTAATAATTATGTACTAAATGGAATAATGTCTAGAATACAGAACGTGAGTAATCCAGATAAACATGATGATAGTGTTATTCTGACCAATATACCAAGTGAAGTCGATATTAATAAACTTAGAATTGATAAAAAAAAAATATTACATATTCAAAATTGGTACCATATTTCTCAAACACGCAACTTTATGATACTGATATATTTGAATATGTACAAAACATTAGAAAAAAATAATGTGAAGTTTACTGGCAGCTGGACTAATACAATAGCTCACGGGCGATCATATGAAAAAGGTATTGCAGCAGCAACCAGTTTATTCACCCAAAATAGTACTTATTTATTAAATATAAATGTTCATAAAACAATACTCTATTCTATCATTTTAATCATTTCTACAATATTTTTACTATTAATAAGACAGATTAATAAGAAAAAATGAAAATATTATTATAATTACCAATCTAATTCTTTATTATAATTACCATTAAAACAAGCACAACAAAATCCATTATTTTCCCCAAATGCTTCTAGCATTTTTTCAATTGTTATATATCGTAATGATGATAAATTAAATTTACTTTCAATTTCGGATATAGTAAAATTATTTATGATTAATTCTTCTGATGTAGGAATATCTATTCCATAATAACATGGATGTTTTAGTTCGGGACTACAAATACGAATATGTAATTCTTTGCATCCATTTTCATAAAACATATGTGATAAACTTTTTACGGTATTTCCTCGAACTAAACTGTCATCAACTAAAATAATACTTTTATTTTGTATTTTTTTTGTATCAAATATAAATTTTTTACAATAATCTAGACGACTATTTTGATCTTTTAAAATAAATGTACGACCACAATCTGTCCGTTTTTTTAATACTTGTATATATTCTAAATTTAAATATTTAGCATATCCAATACCCATAGGTATAGCAGTATTAGGACTACCTACTACAATTGTATTTAGTGGATCAAAATTATTTTTTTCTAGTGAACCTAAATTATACCCTAATTTCTTACGAATATTATAGACAGAGTCGTGATCATTATATGATGAATTTTCATTCATAAAATAAATATATTCAAAAATACATTTTAACTCTGAATGTATTGGATTACTTTTTTGATAAATAGTTTCATATTTATTTTGGGTTATTTTTATTATTTCACCAGCATTAACTTCCCTAATCTTATTAAAATTTGGAATATGATCTTCTGATATTACGCAATAATCACTATACATTGTTCCTAAAAATAAGGGTTTATATCCATATTTATCTCTTAATACATATAATACATTATTAAATAAAATAATAATACTATAAGAACAATGGACTGTATTTATAAAATCTATTAAAACTGATTCAAAATTTGATGAATTAGAATTATTAAAAAAATTAATGATATTTTGCGTATCTGATAAATTTTCATCGTATGAAATATATTTTGATACATTAGATATATTTCCATTATGAACTAAATCAAATTCTATAGAATTATTCTTAAATTGTAATGGTTGTGTTTCATCTAAAAATGCTTGTTTGGATTTATTTTTTGTCGTAGAATAACGATTATGTGTCATCCCAATTTTAATATTATTATAATTATTATTATCATTATCATTATTATCATTATTATCATCATTATTATTATCATTATTATTATCATCATCATATTTTTGTATAGATTCTAAGGATTTGATTCTTTCTAATTTATTATTTTGTGTAATAAAAGTAATTCCATATGAATCTTTTCCCCGATGTTTTAAATTTTCTAAAATATCAATTAAAAAATTAATATGAAATGTTTTATTAGAATAAATTGCAAAAATGCCACACATAATAAATATAATTATATAGAAATATATATTTTAGTTTTTAAACTAATATTTATACAATATTTATACAATATTTATACAATATAAAAATAAGACTACTATATTATATAATAATTCTAAATTTACGATGAACATAGGTGTCTTAGGTGGTGGACAATTAGCTTATATGATATGTGAAAATATAACTAAAACTATTTTTAATTGTATAGAAAATATATATATATTTTCTGATAAAAAAGGTGTTCCATGTGATCTTTTAAAAAATATAGATAAAATAACATTGATATATGGTGATTATAATTTAGAAAATTTATTAAAATTTAGTGAAAAATGTGATATAATTACATATGAATTTGAAGCTATTGATATAGATTTATTAAAAAATATAAATAAAACTGAAACACAAATTTATCCAGATATAAAATATTTGGAAATAATTCAAGATAAATTTGTTCAGAAGGAATTTTTAAAAAATAATAATTTAAATGTTGGACCATATAGTGTTATAAATAATACAGACGATATATATAAATTTATAGAAAATTATAATTATCCAATAATAATTAAAGCTCGTTGTGGTTCATTTGATGGTCGTGGAAATATAGTTATAAAAAATGAGATAGAATTAAATGAATGGATTGTTGATAATAAGGATTTGATTGAAAATTATTATATGGAGGCTTATATAAATTTTGATAATGAGTTATCAATATGTGGATGTAAAAACAAGAGTGTTATAAATTATTATGAGCCAGTTAAAAATATACATAAGAAAAGTATTTTAATAAAAACGGAATATAATATTGATACTATAAAAGTAAATATTAAATTAAAAGTAAAAAATTTATATGAAAAATTACTAGATATATTTGATACTAAAGGAGTAATATGTTGTGAATTTTTCGAATATAATAATGAGATATATATAAATGAAATAGCATTACGGGTTCATAATACATATCATATTACTTTAGATTGTTGTAATATTTCACAATTTGAATTACATTTGCGTAGTATATTAGATTTAGAAATACCCCAGTTGAGTTTTATAAAAAATGGATATATGTATAATATAATAAGTAATTTACATACTAAAGAAGATATATTAGATAAATATGAAGAACTAAAGGAAAAATATGCTATGAAAATAAAAATGTATAATAAAGAGGCAATCGGTGTAAGAAAAATAGGACATATAAATTTAATAGAAATATAAATTTAATAGAAATATAGATTTAATAGAAATATAAATCGATTATTTTATTAATAATATTTATTCTTATAAATAAAAATGAATAGAAATCGTGGTTGGAAAATTTATCATAATTTGCCTAGAGATGTACAAGATGTAGTAT